GAACCTATTTTTTTCAGCAAAAGGACCATTTACATGGTTATAATGAAGAAATACCTGTCCGCAAGTATTACCTTCAAAAGGTTCTCTCCAATGCTCTAATTCACATCCACTATATACCAGCATATCGCCAACATCAAGCAGGACTTTAGTGCCTTTAGGTGCATCGGGTTTATGTATATTTTTGTATTCGTCTATAACTGAATTTGCTCCTGTACCATCAATAAATATAGGCCAAGGATCTCCTCCTAAATTTATAGTAGTGGATATCTCACAACTTGGTCTATCTTTATGTCTTTTTAATTCATCACCATTTTTGTATAGTCTAGCGTATGAATAAGTTGGAATTAAATCTAGGCCTGTTTCTTGCTGCATTACTGGTAATACTTTCACTAAAAGGGTCTCCATTACCGGATCAGCATAATGAGAATAAGTGTTTGGAATTTGTTGATCAGTCCATGTACCAAGCATTCCTGTATCATAAGTAATGTTGTTTTCGTACATCCATTTAACTGCATCTCTTTTAAGAAGAAAATAGTTAAATATAAAATTAGCTAATTCATAACTAATTGCTTTTTTAATTACTTGATATTTATTGAAAGCCATGTTGTACAAAATTAAAACTTACTGATATTCGTAAATCATTTGATTCATTAGGTTCAACACAATGCCATAACCAAGAAGGAAACATAATTATTCTATTTACTTTTGGATCTAAATGTACTTCTCTCCATAAATGTTTAGGAGGTTGTTCTTTAATTCTTACAGGCATATTAGTTTGTATACCCGGTCTTGGATCATTACAAATAAGTTTACCTGAATTAGGTTCTGCTTTTACATAGTACACACCACTAAATAAACTATTAGGATGTATGTGTGGTTTGTTGTATCCTCCAGGAGGATTTATATTAGCCCACATATTACCTAGTATAGGCTCTCTATCTAACCATTCTTGTTTAAATATATGTGTTGCCATTTTAAATAACTCATCTACTAAGGGTTTAAATTGTGGCATTTCATGCATATTAGTTTTACTATGCCAACCCTTTACATTTGTTTTTTTTACACCTTTATCTTTTTTAGACCACATAACTATGTCATTAGCTAGTTTTTGTGTATCTAGTTTTACATCTTCTCCATATATAAGTGTTGGGAA